AGAATCTTCATTGAGAAGTGTTTGAACAATATCAAGAAAGAGTTTGACTGATTCCTCAAACTCATGAGGAGGGAATCCTTGTGATGGTTCAATGATCATTCTGTAAACTAGATCTATTATGATTTGCTTCTTTGCTGGTGTCATCTTCAATCCTTAAACTTTGCAAGATCAAGCTTCATGTATCTCACTTTTGAGAATGTTGTATTTGGATTGATTCCTAACATCTCAGCAATTTCTTTGACTCTGTATCCAACAGCAAGCAGCTTCAAAATATTCTTGTGTTGACTTTTACTGATAAGTTGCTGGCAATACACATAATCAATAATATCTCTTGATGTCATCTCATACTTTTCAGCATATACCTCCAAGTTTCGAGTCTTGATTTTTTGATGACGAATCTCATTCAAATATATATTTCTCATGACAACAGTAACATATGACTCAAAACTGCCTGGACTGTATTTATCTTGATTATCGAGAACCTTGATGAAAGTATCTTGAACCAAGTCATTGGCTTTGTCTGTGTCTTGAGTGAGTCGCATTGCTTGAGCTATCAAGAACCCATTCTCATATAATTTTAATATCTCATTGACCATGATTTACACCCTTTAAATCTTTTATGTTTGATGGATTCAAATATTTCATGATTGATTGATTGTTTATAATATGCTCCTGCAATAGCCACTTTATTATGAAAGTCCCAATGTGCCAAACCATCACAAGCATCACTGAGAACTTTCTCCCACTTCTCAAAATCTTGATCATATAGTTGATTGTATTTCTTAGGATCTATGTTAAACCAAAATAAAGCATCAGCTAAATCAATACTAATACTTTTCTTATGCAAATTTATCAAAGCCATCCACATTAAAAACACATCATCATAGATAGAATGTGGATTATTCTTATGGCACAATGGACACAATAACACAAAGTTACTAGGATCATTTGATCCTTTGAGACCATGAGGAACAATGTGACATCTTTGCAATTCATCCCATTGACGATACTCCTGCAAACAAGCAAAACAAAATATCCGAGTACTATCTTTATGAGTGACTGTATTACATAAAAGATAATATTGAAATTCAGCTCTGTAATTATCAAAGACTTCAGACATCTTCTCAGTCCTTGTCTGTGCATCTTCAGAGATCCAATATTTTAAAATACATTTTCTTGTTGGTGGAGTTATTCTTTTCTTTCTCATTAAAACTCCACTTTCCTCGATGAGCCAACTCTCACCTTTCGATTTGGTTGACTCTTTGGTTGATAGTTTCGTGCTGACTCTGTCCAATGATGGAAGATGCAATCATATCTCAAAGCATCAAGAGGGTCCTCACGTCCGTCTTTCTTGGGTTGCTCCTTGTTGTCCCAAGCATATGAGAGCAGAGCCTTGCGAATTGAGTTGCCGCTTGCTCGCTCTCCTTTCTCCCACACCTCACGAGTGATCAAGTATTTCCCTGAGTTAAAAGCTCGCTTTAATCTTTGCACTCCATTGAGGATGTCTGTCCTCACTGGGTCCGTTGTTGATCTCATTGGAAGTCCAATTCCTCCCTCATCGGGATGCTTGCGAATCAAGCGAAAAGCTGAGAGTCCTGTGTGATCTGATCTTGCCTTACCCGCTTTATCTGCCACACCAGTGTCAAGCCAAACTCTTGAGGATGGTGCCATCGACTTTAAAGCTCGGGGCCAAGCAAAGGCAAGGATCATTTGACTGAGCTGCTCGATGGTGACTTCCTTGGGGTTGAATTCATGGATGATGATTGAGGCTTCTCTCACCTCGTCATATACGATCACCAAGACCGATGGTTTTCTGAATCCCCAGTCAATCGCAATTCGTCCCGTCATGGATGGATCATACTTGAAGTCATCAATCACATGTTTCTCGGGATCAAACTCAGAATACACTAAACCGCTTGGGGGTTTTGGTTTGTTCATGACCATCGCCTCACGTTCATCAGGGGGGAGAAGCTTTGTTGCCTCAAACCACTCTTGACTCAAGTTGTCTTGATTGACATATGATGAAAAGAAAAGCGGTTGACAATTCGCTTGCTCTGCTAACTTACACCACCAAGCATCGATCACAGGCAGCCCGACAAGTATCATGATTGGACTTGGTCCACTTCTCAAACGACCAAGAGCCTTGTGAGCAACCTCGGAAGTCAAGGTCTGACATTCATCGATCATACAGACACCACTCGTCACATTGAGACCCTCAAGAGGATTGTGAGTTGCTTCCCTTGTACCTGGTCGATAATACGAACGACACCAAACGGTTGAGCCGTTCTCAGTATCTGTCCAAAGTTTGTTTGTATGGTTATATGTCCATCCAAGAGGAGCAAGCCACTTCTCGATCTCGGGCATAAGTACAGAGTTATATCTTGGGGTTGTATCAGTCACCATCAAAGAGGAGGTACCAGGTCTCATCTTCGATACGAGCAACATTGAAAAGACAAGAGCTGAGGTCTTGCCACTTCCCCAACCGCAACGAGCTGCGATGATCTTTTCTTCTCGTCCGATCGCTTTAATGATTTGGGTTTGTAGCTCATTGGGGTTTATGTCAATCATCAGCATCCTTTTCTTATTCTGATCTCATGATGCTCATCAAGTATGTCATCAATCTTGGAGCACAATACTGAGATGATTGTTGAGAAGTTTACACCTTGGTGATTGACTGAGTAATCTGCAATATCAACGCCTTTGGGTATAATCTCATCTAATCTTGCAACATTGAGGGCTTTGTTTAATTTATCGCGGTCAATCATTGCCTTTGCAAGATGATCTATTTCATCACTTATAATTTCAACTCTGGATTTGTGTGATTGCAACCATTTAAAATATGCAACCTCATTGTCAACATTTGGATTTTCAAGATGGCAATGTTTGCACAGCAAGACAAAGTTTGAAGCTTTGTTGGATCCTCCAAGCATATGAGGAATAATGTGACATCTTTCCACTATGTTCCGAGTGCTTCTCCACTTGTATTTAAGAAATATTCTATTACATGCAAAACACTCTTGATGGATAGAATTGATTTTTAAGTGAAAGTCAAATTTCATTCTAGCCATTTGAGATATGTGTTCCATATGCCAAGAAGCTTCATCTGATCTCCAATATTTAAGTATTTTGTCAACTTTTGGCATACTTCTCTTTGGATTCTTTTTGCCTTTGCTCAGTGTTTTAATATCCTCATTGTTTACCTGACACCATCGATAAAAAGTACTTCTATGAATACCAGCTTCATCACAAGCTTCTTGAGCTGATAATCCCTCATCTTCCATCAGATATTTGATCAATGGATAAAGCTCATCTTTATCAGATGGTCTTCCGATGTTTTCAGTTGATTGCAATTTCATTTCGTGTTACTTCCTTTTTTAACGGGATCAAATTTTAATGGTATAGGAGTTGATCCTGTGACTTCCTAAACAAAAGAGAGAGCATCAATCATCTTGGTTGGTGCTTTCTTTTTTGATGATGTTCGAAAGCATGCCAGCGATCACGTCGGTCCCTGTTTGCTTTGTCACGTTGACATCAAGCTCACGCTTTTGTCCCCACCTTTGAGGATAGCGTCTCTCAAGGATCCAAGCTGACGCCCTCCAATCTCCATATGAACTGATATTATCAAGGAGAGCAGCCTCAACATCTGACTCAGTTGCATTGACGAACTCTCTGAACTCAGGGATCTCTTCCATCCATCGATAATATGTTCTCTTGTTGATATTGGCAGCTTGACAAGATGCTTCAATGGTGCATCCTTTCCTCAAGTATGTGCAGATAACCATTGCAACATCCTCAGAGTATTTATAGCGCGTGTGCGATGACTGCGTGACATTCGTGACATTATCTTGATGAGACATAGCTTCCCTCTTTCCAAATTCAGTCAAAAGTTTAGGGTCCATTGTATCACTTATCCATTCTTGAATCTATTTGGATCATCTTGTCTCCAAGGAAAAGATGAGGTTGTATCAACAGGATTTGTCTCCCACTTCCAATCACTTTTTGCGGGATCGTTCTCTGGTGTCAATGTTGTGTCCCATGTCCAAGGATCATGGATCTTTGCTTTTGGTGTTGGTTGCTCTGCTTTGACTTTCTTTGTCTCGGGCTTTGTGTGAAACTCAACGCTCTTCATGAGGATTGACCAATCATATCGAGTCTCTCCATTATGCTCATATGAACGGCTCTCCATCTTCCCATGAATTGAAAGCTTGCAGCCTTTCACAAGTCCTCGACGACATCGCTCAGCAAGTTCACCAAACGCCACAACTTTGAACCATGTTGTATTCTCTTGACCATTGTAATGTTCTGTGACTGCAACGTTGAGTCTGACCATCGACTTACCTGATTGAGTTTGTTTGAATTCTGGGTCACGTCCAAGATGACCGCAAATGTCAATGCGATTGTATCCCATATTAGTTCTCCTCAATTCTATCTTTGAGATAATCTCTTTGGTAACATAATTCTCTTTGCTGCTCTTTGAGTAAATAAATTCGATTCTCAATCAACTTTATCTTTTGAGCAACTGAGATCTCACTGCCTTGGTGAGACTTGATTCCAAGTTCAATGATCTGTCTTGTCGATTCACTTACCGAGATATATTCTTCTCTTGCAAGTTGTCGAATGTATTCAGCTTGATCACTATCAAGACTTACTGATATTTGTGTTTTCATACTTCCTCCTTTGTGTTAATATGTCACTCATTACTTATTAAGTCAATAACTAAGTGAGTTATTATGAAAGAAAACAAAATGAATGGTCTTGGGTTTGTGGATCTTATCGACCAAATGGGAAACTCATTGTCAATCGTCAATGCTGCTCGTGTGTCATTTGGCAAACGTCACCAGGGAGAACTCAGACAAAAGGATCGAAAGCTCATCAAATATCTTTGGAGTCATCACCACACGTCTCCCTTTCGTCATGTGACTTTTACATTCCATATCAAGGCACCGATCTTCGTCTTGAGACAATGGCAAAAACATCAAGTTGGATGTGCTTGGAATGAGATCAGCGGGAGATATGTCAAGTTTGATTATGAGATGTATCAACCTCATGAATGGAGAGAGACTGCTGAGAATGTGAAGCAAGGATCGGGAGGACCTTTGTCCAATCAAAGCGAACCAGCTGACCTTTACAAGTGGAGTGTTCAACATCAATTCTTTATTTATAATCAGTTGCTTGAGATGGGTGTATGTCGTGAACAAGCTCGGCTTGTGTTGCCTGTGTCAACATTCTCAGAATGCTATTGGACCTGCTCTTTGCAAGCACTCATCCACTTTTTGAAGTTGAGACTTGCCAAGGATGCACAAGCTGAGATTCGTTATTATGCGGAAGCTATCAAGTCACTCCTTGAACGTGATGAAGACATGAAGTTCATCCTTGAGGTTTGTTTATGAAGTGGCCAACACATTGGATGAGACATGCCTTGCTCATTGCATCGATGTCACCTTGTCCACGTGGTAAGGTTGGAGCATTTATTATCGACTCGAACAACAACCCAATATCAGCGGGATTCAATGGCCCTCCTCGAAAGTCAGAATCAAAGCTTTGTGGCAGTGGTGATCGATGCTTGAGGAACTGTCAATCAATCCAATCAGGCACACGGACCGAGGTTGGTTGTCAT